TTATCTCTTTTTTTTAATAAAGTTTACTTTCGCTTTTCAAAGCGAACCCCCGGAGGGATTAGTTTCTCTTAAAGGGAGCGAAGCGAACCTCCATAAGCGAGCGTTAGCTTGGCTCTTAATTGATAATTCGTAATTGATAACTCTTAATTATATTTATGATCTTCCAAACCGGTGAACTATCCAAAGCGATTAACCTGTCCAGAATAGAGACGGTTAAAACAAGCTTAAATAAGGATATTGAGAAACTATCACGGAGTGAGTTTTTGTCCTGGCTTCCGGAATACACCACCGGACTTAAACAGCAGATCACCCGAAACACCACCCTTGATCCGACAAAAAAAAGGGAGCGGGTTGAAAGGGCGTTGGAGGATTTTGAATATTTTAAGACCACTTATTTCCCCCACTACTTCAGCTTAACCGGGCAATGTGACCTGCATGATCACCTGGATAAAGATGTATTCCCTAAAATAGCTAACTCGAAAAACGGTAGCAAGTACGCCACCGCCGCACCTAGGGGACACGCCAAAACTACAGAGTGTAATATTGCAATCATCTGGTATATTCTAAAAGAGTCCAAGCACTTTATTCTGAATATTGCCGCCTCCCTGGAGCTGTCTGAGCTTAATATCGAGGCGATTAAAAGCGAACTGGAGTTCAATGAAAATCTGAAAGCCGATTTCCCGGAAGCGTGTGGCGTGGGCGATGTTTGGAAAGTGGGGGAGTTTGTCACCCGTAATAATATTAAGGTGAAAGGGTTCGGTGCATTGCAACGGATCAGAGGGGTGAAGTTTGGCTCCTTCCGTCCAGACCTGATCCTGATTGATGACCTGGAAAATGATATCAATATTAACTCCAGAGCCCAAAGAGATAAACAGGAGGCCTGGCTGGATGAAGCGATCACCAACTTAGGGGATGCAACCGGGAGCATGGATACCCTCTATATCGGGACAATCCTCCATAAGGATTCGGTTTTGTCCAGAAAACTGAAACTAGCCTACTGGAACCCGAAACTGTTTCAGGCGTTTATCTGCTTTCCAAAACGGAAGGATGACCTTTGGCAGGAATACGGGCAGCTCTATAAACAGATTGGAGAGGATTCAGCCCATCTGTTTTACCTGAAACATCAAAGTCTGATGGATGAAGGAGCCGTCGTCTTATGGGACGCCATCGCCATTGAGACCCTCATGCGGAAATGGTTGGAGAACCCTAAAGCGTTCGCTAAAGAACTGCAAAACAACCCCCTCTCTGATACCCAAAAGTTCAGAAGAGAGAAGATCACTTTCTATAAAAGATCGCAACTCCCCGCTAAACTAGCCACCTTCGGCTGGTGTGATCCGGCAGGAAATAAAAAGAGATCTGATTTTTGTAACTTCACCATCTTAGGGGTCGATTATGTAAACTGCGTGATCTACATCCTGGAATCGATCAACCGGATCATCGGGGGGAAAACTATTATTAGTGAGATCATCCGCCTGCAGCTGCTCTATCGCTGTAAAAAGTTTGGGGTGGAGACCAACGGCGGACAGTTCCATCTTAAAAATTGGCTCCTGACCGAAGCGTTTAATCAGGGGGTACAGCTCCCTGTTAAAGGGGTTCATAACAGTAGACCTAAGGAGGAACGGATAGAGGAGCTGGAACTTCCAATCGAAAATGGGGAGCTACTGCTACACCCGGATCAGGTGATCTTGATCAATCAGCTGGAGGACTTTCCGGAGGGAGATCATGACGATGCACCCGACGGTCTGCACGGCTGTTACCGCCTGGCTAAAGGGGATAAATTAAAAAAAAACCACACCAAACGGACACTTTATATTAACGGACTCGACCCAACCTATCATAGAAAAAGGTAACCTTATGCAGTTGTTCCCATTTAAAAAAAATAAAAAACCCGACGCAAAAACCCGGGATCACGCCGCTGTTCCGGAAAGCGATATCCTGGACTCTATCTTAGATGATCTGGAGACATACGTCGAAGAGGGATGGTTAACCGATACAGAGACCACTAAAATCCTGGATCACTCCGCTGTAGAGTCCGCCGCCGGTAATAGAAAGGCAGGGACATTAAAAAAAGAGGTGGTGGTCACCTGCGATACTGAAGAGATCCAAAAAGAGTTTGAAGCTATTTTTAACTTCGGTCTGATCGAGCAACTCCTTGATATCCCCTATTGGGGACTGGGAGTGTTTGAGCTTAACTGGTACGAGAAGGGGGGATACTTTTTCCCTCTCTTGACAGAGCGAAACCCGAAAGACTTCACGATCCAAAAAGGGGAACTTCTTTTTTTAGACAACGGGATCCCTACAGAGATCCCCCCGTTTAAAGCTGCCTTTGTGATCTACCGTAAAAAACATAATAAACCATTGGGAACTGCACTCCTTAAAAAACTGCTGTTCCCTACAAAATTCAGCAACAGCACCCTGGATCTCTGGTTGAAGTTTTTGAAAAAATATGGTGTCCCCTGGACCATCGGTAAAACGGATAATGATAAAAATGAGATGGCTAGAGAGATCTTTGCCATGCTCTCCGGCGACGCTGCAGTGATCGATCCGGAAGATAGCATTGAAACCATCAGCCCGGAAAAAACAGCCGACTTTGAGAAGCTGACAAAATATTGCGACGATAAAATAAGGGAGATCATTTTAGGGGGAAACTTAACTACCCAGGTCTCCGGCGGCTCTTTTGCGGCGGCTTCGGTTCATGGCGGCATCAGGGAAGATATCGCCCTTTCAGACAAGATGCTCTGCAGAGGGATTTTTAAACAGACTGTCCAGGCATTTAAAGAGCTGAATAATCTGGATATAGAGCTGGATGTAGACCTACGGGATGAGGACGACCCAAAAACCACTTTAGCGGAAAGAGATACTAAGATTAAGGATATGGTGAATATCCTGGATAAAGATTATATCGAGACCACCTATAACGTGAAATTAAGCAAAGATACCGGTAAGGCGGATCAACCTGATGAATCTAAATTCCAAAACAGCGTAAAAGATAAAGAGGGACGGTTTGACCTCTCCTCTCAGCCTGTGGATGAATTGGATAAGGCTATTCACGATATTGACACCAAAGCGTACGAGACCGAGATTTTAACTAAAATCACCGGTCTCATGGAGAGTTGCGGAAGTTACCAGGAGGCGTTTGATACGCTGCTTGATTCTTATCCCGATCTGGATCTGCCAGCCTTGGAGACAACCCTGGCGAACCATCTGACCCACACGGATCTACAGGGACGGGCAGAGGTGGAATATGAACAAAGCCTGGAGGATTAGAGGTGATAGCCAGATAGAGATAAGTAAAGTTTACTCTCGCTTTTCAAAGCGAGCCGTCGGAGAGATTAGTTTCTCTTAAAAGGAGCGAAGCGAACTTCCATAAGCGAACGTTAGCGTGGCTCTTAAAGTAAACCGTCGGAGAGATTAAAGGAACCGAGCCGTCGGAGACATTAAAGAAAGGCAATGTATTTTTCTGCTTCAGCAGAAAAACAATGGGTTCCTCCTGGAGGTAAAAAAACAACTTTAGCCACCAGATCTATAACCCAATTTTATTAAGGAGGCGGTGCATGCACCGCTTCTACAATACCTTCTCTTCTCCGTGTTCTTCGTGTTGCCTTTTTTTCTTAACTCTTAACTAAGGTTCTTCCTCATGTCCTTCGTATTGCCTTTCTCTTTTTTATCTTCTTCCTCTTCTTCGTGTCTTCCCTCTTCGTGTCCTTCGTGTTGCCTTTTTTTTTATCGTTTTTCTTCTTCTTCTTCTTCCTCTTCTTCGTGTCTTCCCTCTTCGTGTCCTTCGTGTTTGCCTTTTTTTCTTGTTCTTCCTCTTCTCCGTGTTCTTCGTGTCTTCCCTCCGTGTCCTTCGTGTTGCCTTTTTTTCTTCTTCATATCCTTCGTGTTTGCCTTTTTTTTTCTTCTATCTTCTTCTTCCTCCTCTTCTTCGTGTCCTTCGTGTCTTCCCTCCGTGTCCTTCGTGTTGCCTTTTTTTTCTCTTCTTCGTGTTGCCTTTTTTCTTAACTTTTAACTCTTAACTCATAATTATGAAAAAACTACCTCTCCCGAAAATCGATCTCAACCACCCCCCACAAGAGGCGGTGGAGTACCTGAAAGGTAAAGGATACAACCTCACGTTTGACTACGATGAGATGGAAAAAGAGGCTCACCACAAAGCCTTTACCGTCGCAAAAGTCACCCGGATCGACCTTTTAAACGATCTTTTTACCAGCCTTAATGAGTCTTTAAAGAGCGGTGAAACCTTTCAAGACTGGAAAGAGAAAATTAAGCCCGCCCTCCGGAAAAAAGGGTGGCTGGGTCATGTCACTGTGACCGATCCCAAAACAGGGGTGGCTAAAGATATCTACGTGGGAGCCAGAAGATTAAGAACCATCTTTGAAACTAACATGCAAGTGAGTTACTCAGTCGCCCGGTATCACCAAATGCAACAACTTACAGAGTCGGTTTATTGGTATTATGTCTCCGCCCTCCTTAAGAATAGTCGGGACAACCACACCGCCCGACACGGCACGGTTAAACATAAAGACGACCCCTGGTGGGAAGCCAACTATCCCCCCAACGGCTGGAGATGCAAGTGCAAGGTCAGGGCTTACTCTGAAAGTACGCTGAAAAAGAAAAAGCTGGGAGTGGCTGAAGTGGGGAAGGATGGCAATATTAAAGTGGTAAAAAAACATATCACCCCATCCAAAGGGAAACTGGCTGACATCGCAGATAAAGACTGGGACTACAATCCCGGATTAAAATCCAAAGTTGCCCGGCTAAATGCCATCAACCTGGATAGCTCTTTAAGCCAATTGCCGGACATTAAAAATATAAAAGATCCCAAAGGAAAAGAGATGACAGAAACAGAACTAAAGGAGCTGTTTTATAAAGAGATGGGGGTAAAACCGGGGGATACCTTTGTGGATGTGATTGGCGACCCAACCGTGATTGACGATGAGCTGTTTATCGATAGATCCTACAGTGAGAAAACATCTAAAATTAAAAAGGCGGACAGGGATTACTTTATCCGGGAACTCGCTAAAACTATTAAACAGCCGGATGAGATCTGGATCGAACACGATGCCCGTAACAATCGAATGGTTAAGAAAATGTGGCGGTACGCACGGGAAGGGGAATCAAAACGAGGCTTCCAAATTATCTTTGAATATAAACCGGACAAAACCCAAGGGGTGACTGCTTACTATGTTTCTAAGCCGGGTCAGACAGAAGGAAGAAGAAAAGACCGTTTGATCTATCGAAAACCGGAAGGCATAAACAAATAAATTGTTTATGACGGAGAGTGACCTGCCATGACTTGCAAGATGCTCCGCGTCATCGTGTCACAGCACCCTCCCGGTAAAAACGAATTGAAAAACTAATTTACCGGAAACCAAAAGGCACGGATAAATAAATCTATCCGCAGCAGGGGAAGTTATACCGCCTTTTGAGTTGTAGAACCCATCCGTTTGTAGTTTTGCATAGCATCACCCCCGCAATGCCTCATTATCTACAACGGCCTTTTAGGTCTCCGGCGTATGATTTATTGTAACGCCCGTTCTTAAAAAAAATCAAGTACAGACGTTGCATGCAACGTCTCTTTAGAAGATAAACTATGGACATTCAGATCGATATCAACTCCGGCGAGCTTAATAAACAGCTGGAGAAACTGCAAAAAAAAGTGACAAACCTGCGCCCGGTTCTACATGAACTGGGGAACCACCTCCTGAATATCACCGAAGAGGCGTTTGATAATGAGGCCGGACCCGACGGACAGGCATGGGCGCCCTTGAATCTGGATGTTATCGCACAAAAAAAAGGGGAAACCAAAAAGCTCTACCGCTACGGTCATATGCAGAGGAGTTTAAATCTGGATATCAGTAACATTGCCGCTACATTGGGATTAAATGCCTACTCCAAAGGCTACCCCTACCCCATTGTTCACCAGTTTGGTACACTGGATGGCAAGATTCTCGCCAGACCGTTCCTCCCGATCGATAAAAATGGAAACCTCTATCCCGGTATTAAGGTGGAGTTAGTAGCATTACTAAAAGATTTTATGGAAGGGGTAGTATCGTAACTCTCTTAAATTAAACAAAATCACATATTCCATATTGCGTTCCCTTGAGTAGTCGATATATTGTGATAACATATTACAGTAAACAACTCATTTTAAAAGAACAATGAAACCTAAAAAACTAATATTTCAACTCTTTAGATATCAATTATTACCAATTAACAGGTATTTAGATGAGAACTTCCCCACTAACTTATTTTCAGATATCACAACAGTAGAAGAATTAATTAAGAATAAAAATAAACTCTTTAAAAATGCTCTTGAGACTACAGATGGTTCCTCTAACAGGTTTCACGAAACGATAACAAAAAAACTGTTTTCTGAAGATGATTTCTATATTTTCAGGATAGCAAAAAATAGATCACTTAGCAGGGAAACAAAAGAATTTAAAACAGAAGAGATTGACAGCTGGCCTTCACTTTTAGTGGCTATCTGGAATCATCCAGATAAACAATTAATAGCTGTTCAGAGACGTTCTTCCGCCATCCCGGCCGAATCCGCTGTAAAACTGATATTAGAAACCCTTTCAAATGAGCTTGAGTTGCACCAACTGCGCTGTATCCCTGAATCCTTATTTAATAAGGAAGAGTTTTGGGCTATCTTGAAGGCACATAAAGAAGATATTAGTTTTATTGAGTTTGAACTTATTACTGATAATATGGCTTCAATCTCAAAAAAACTTACAAACGGGGTGAAAGATTTCGCAAAACTTACAAACGCTACAAGAACCTATTATAAAATAGAATCCGATCCACAATCTTCATTGCATTTAAATGAAGAAAATAAAGTCTTAAATGGAATGGTAGATTACGCAAGTGAAGGTGGTGGAAACGCAATCATCAAATTTAAAAATCTTAAAAAGAAGTATCAAACCTCTAAATCATCAAAAACTATTGAAATAGAAGAGCTGGAATATGAGGGCAACCCTGAGCAACTTGCAGACCTCTTTAAAAGAATTTTACCATGATAAAACAAGTATTTAATTCAATTTTCACAGCGTTTGGAGCCGGGGTTTTCATTGAACTGTCCAGCTCCTGGCTAGAGTCTGATTTTTTACATAATTTTTTTAAAAACAACCTGCTGACAATTTTAATAGCTCTTTTAGCTATCAATGCGACCACTATGGGAGTTGTTTTGACAAAAATCAGAGATCTTCAGGATAGAGTTAAAGAGCAAGCTCCAGATTTTTTCAGGGAAGCAAAAGAGGAGATGCTAATATCCATCAAAGAACAAATCTGTTTAATTATTTCAGCTGTTATTGTCCAGGTGTTAAGAGCCTCAAAGATAATATGTACTGTCCCAAAATTCGATTTTATACTTAACTCAATAACTGCCGGTATCTTTGTTTATTCTCTTATAATCTTGTATGATACCGCAAAGAGTGTTTTAGTGATAATGGAATACAATGAGTAAATTATTCGCTGATCGATAGCAGATCCTCAAACGTACATTGAGCCGAAGGCACCGCCGTCCGTCCCTGCTTAATAATATCGTAGACCCTTTTTTCAGTTAAGCTGTATTTAATGGCAAGCTTACGGGTCGATACACCGGTACTATTCTCTTTTTGAATAATCTCATTACGACAGGTGGTTTTCCAGGAGGGGATATAAAGATTGGTTCCGCCGAAATTCCTGCAGATCTCCTCCAGATTCGCCCCTGACTGAATTAATTGTACCAGCTCCGCCAGGTCGGACAATCCATTTGATACTGTCATCTCCATATGACACCCCGCTTTATTATCATCCCTGTGAGGGGAGAGATCTGTTAAAAAAATCAATCAATTAAAGTAAGCATATTCTAACTGAAGACAAAAAAAAAGCAATGGTTTCCCATTGCTTTAATCTAATTGATATTGTTTTTTAATAAAATTTGGTTAAGCTTTTTAAAGCTTATCGCCGAAGGCATTTCCTCCCTTCTATTCTTCGTGCTTGCCATTTTCTTACCTGATATTCTCAATCGCCTTAACCATCTTCTGCACATCAGCTTTTAAGATCCACTGGAGTTGATCTACATGGGTAATCCGTTTAATAAACCGGTTCAAGGCAATCAGTGTCTTTTGCTTAACCGCCTTTGAACTCATCCACATCGCCTCAATCATCCTGAGTTGCTTGGGTGTTGCGTATTTCTCGTCTCGTCCCTCATAACTTTTATACCGTCTTTTATAAGCGGATTCAATAGTGAAACCCTTATCACTCAGCTCTTTGATAAACTCTCTAGCCTCCTCTTCGGTTAGTTTAGTTGAGCTTTTCACTTTGTACCGATCCTCCAGCATACCCCGGTAATCCTCTTTCTCAATCTTTAACTTACTGATCCCGATATGGATCAACTGAATCTGCTTCCCGGTTATCTTCGCCATCTCACCCCCTTTAATAAAAATTAATAAAATTTGACTAAGCTTTTTAAAGCTTATCGCCGAAGGCATTAAAACCTGCTAAAATAAGCGCCTTATATATCTATTGCGCTGTTATGCTACTCAATATGTGTGAATCTTTGTATTGTTTTTCCTTTGAAATTTACAGTTCCATTGAACATTTCTTTTGGTCTAATCCAGATATTACCATTGATGTCTCGATATGTCGCAAATTCCTCTTCTGTTTCAGTATGTTTTCCGAATCCAATTAATTGATAAACTGTTCCTTTGTAGTGTCTGTATTTATCACCGTTCACCTCTTCTGTTGCTTCGTCGGAGGACTTTGCATACTGTTTAAGTTCAGTTCCAGATTCATCAATCAAATGATCAAACATCATAAGAGCATGTTTTATTTTATCAAAATCCATTATTTTTCCTTAGCTAACAAGGCTAATTCAGATGGATGTGACCCTCCGAAATATTCGGTAATTCCAACGAACTAGCAGATTTAATTATTTATCAAAATTCAGTGTCGGTCACACCACTGATTACAGCGTTAACCTCTTCTCTTTTAATTTTTAACTAAAAGAACGCCTCTGGCAGTAAGCTTTAAAAAGCTTAACTAAATTTTACTAAGGGTTTCTTCTTCTTCGTGTTGCCTTTTTTCTTCTCTTCCCCCCCCCTTCTCTTCTTCGTGACCTTCGTGTCTTCCCTTCGAGTCCTTCGTGTTGCCTTTTTTTTCTTCTTCCTTCTCTTCTTCGAGTCCTTCGTGTTGCCTTTTTTTCTTCTTCCTTCTCTACCCTTTAAAAGGGATGATCTGCCCCTTCCGATGAATCCGACTGACCACCGCCTCCATTGAGGTGATATCAACCCCACCACCATATAAACTACTCATCAGAGTTCGTTTGCATCGATCAATCACTTTATCCGGCTCAAACATACTGGTGATGATCACCACCCGCTTACTCCGGTATAATCCATCAAACAGCCTGAACAGTTGCTCAAATACCCACTCGCTGGCTTTGAATACGCCAAAATCATCCAGGATCGTTACCGACTTTAAAGCCGGTAGTTTTAAATGATCCCCATTAAATTTATCCCGCTCCCCCTGTAGCCAGTCTGATAAAGAGATAAAAGCCGCCTCGTTGATTACAGACTGATTTAACCAGTGGGTTCCGATAGCGGATGCCCAATTGGTTTTTCCGGATCCCATCGGTCCATGCAGATAGAGCCAGCCACCCGACCGCTGAGCGGTATTAAAATAATCTTCCATCTTAGAGTTCCAAAGCTTTGACCATTGTTCCCGATAGTTCTCCGGGAATCCACCCAGATCCAACCGTTTATCCAGGTCACCCCCGTGGATCTTCAACGCCTTTTGCTGAGCCTGCTCTCTGTTTTGCGCCTGCAGCTCTTCCAGACTCACAAACGTCTGCCCTTTTTCATTCCGGTTCCAGATCGGTTTCATAGGGCCAACGGTTCGCTTCTTCTTAGCAATCAACATAAGTTCAGCAAATTTCTCTGTTTTTTTTAAAGCTTGCATCACTCCCCGTCCGGGTCTAATAGCTCAATCTCATTGTCTTCAGCCGAATCTAATAGCTCCCCATCCGGGTCTAATAACTCAATCTCATAATCTTCATTAAAATCAACCTGGAAATCATTTGAACACTCCGGGCAGATCACCTTATGAATATTCGGGTCGGTGGTGGGGGTTCTGACCTTAAAGTCGTCACTCTCAAAAAGCGTTCTGCAGGCAGGACATCTAACACAAGAGGTCCAGAACGCTGCGGTTTTTAAATTTCTCATAGTCTCCCTTGGATTACGCTATTTTAGTTTGTGGCATTTCATCCAATACCGTGATAAACACCTCTTCACCATTGCAGATCGCTCCGGCCACTTTATCATGTAGATCCAGATAAACCGTGGTGCTATTATAAAGCTTCTGCTCCAACCTTCCCTCTTCAATACTCTGGATAACAGCTTGTCCCACCAGAATGCACCCTTCGGTATCCTCCTCATCGTTACCGATATGAAGATAAACATATTTAAACCCCGGAACATCTCTTAGCCAAAGCATCCCCTCTTTTTTATAGCGGTTCTTGTAACGGTTAGCCTTTGGGGAACCGGTTCTTAAAGTGATCGGATACCGCCCAGCCGGAATCCGGGTTTTTCCTGCAACCTTCTCTTCTCTTTTGGTATCCTCTAGCCCCATACAATATGCCAGGGCATCGAGATATAAAATCCCAGTGGTGGCTCTTTCGTTGTCCAACTGCCGTCTTAAAATTAATTCCATCTTAAACCCCGTTTAAATTATCTTTAAATCACCCTTAACAAAAAGTTTACTGATCTCTTTTTTTTAATAAAGTTTACTTTCGCTTTTCAAAGCGAACCCCCGGAGGGATTAGTTTCTCTTCCTCTCCCCCTCCGTGTCCTTCGTGTTGCCTTTCTCTTCTTCGTGTTGCCTTTCTCTTTTTCTTATCATCCTTCTTCTTCTTCGTGTCTTCCCTCCGTGTCCTTCGTGTTGCCTTTCTCTTTTTCTTCTTCGTGTTGCCTTTCTCTTTTTCTTATCATCCTTCTTCTTCTTCTTCGTGTCTCCCCTCCATGTCCTTCGTGTTGCCTTTCTCTTTCTCTTTTTCTTCTTCGTGTTGCCTTTCTCTTCTTAATTCTTTTTAAAGACCAGACAAACTCAAAGGGATCCCCTTCCATCCCCCCTCTTCATTTTTCTGGTAGACTAAAATCCCTTTCTTGGTGGATTCCGTGGTGATGGAACGATTAATCATCTCAATCATTTTATTCCACTCCTCATCCTCGATCTCAATCTTCCTGAGTTCCAATAACCGGGATGAATTCACCTTTCCCTCACTATCCACATCAAACGCCCCGTGAACCAGTGTCAACACGTTCTGATCCGCCCCTTTCGACCAACGATTAACACACCCGTCAAACACCTCTTTGGCTAACTGGAGATGTTCGTCAAAGCTGATCTTTTTCACAATCCGGATCTGAACCTTATAACCCCCTGAGTAATCGATAAAAGTGAGGTTCCCTTGATGCTTGTTTCCACTCTTCCCTTTCGGCTCAATCCCGTACTCTTTTCTTAGATTATCCAGGTACTCATAGACCAACTCAAAAACGGTTTCTCTAAACCCCATCAACTGACCTCTCACCTTGCGGGCTTCATCCACAATCACCTCCACCAGAGCGTCCTTTTGTTTCTCCCGTTCAGCGACCGAATCCACCGCCACCAGATGCCCTTTATTATTTTCCCAATACTCCACATCATTTATCACTTGTTTCCTTGCCATCTCTTTTCTCCTATAAAATTTTGTTTCTTTTCATTAATAAAATTTGATGAAGCTTTTTAAAGCGAGCGTTAGCACCACTCTATCCTTAATCTCCGAAAAACCGGATCGCCTCAACCACCACACAAAACACCGTGATCAGAATCATCGGCCACACCATCCCCAATATTTCACCCATATCAAAGCTCCAACGTCCGACTGACCATCTCAAGATCCATCTCATTAATATCTTTCCCGTTTAACTCAGCCAGCCGGTTGGTTTCACTTAGCAGATTATCCAGATACCTGAAATTTCCCTCGCAGATTCTAAACGCAGTCTTCTGCTGGGCTTTCCGGGTCAATCCATACCCCAGAGAAGCCCTGGAACATTCCGTCACATTCAGCCCTTTCATCAGCCATTTATTAGTGATTCGACTGTACATCTGAGCAAACTGACGTTTAGGTCCCTGGAGGTTCTTTCTAAGCTCCTGAGTCCCCAGTAGAAAAAC